CTGCGCCACGGTCGGTGGAATAACTGTAACGGAACGAGGTGTCATCATGCGCGCCGCCTCCTTTGCCGATTGATCTCATGCATCTGCTGGCGGCCCCGTTCCCGTTGTTCGAGGGTGACCTGTTCGCTGGCGCGGCGGCGCATCTCGGGGGTCCAGCTTTCGCTGCGGGAGCGATCCTCCCAGACCCGTTCGACGGTGATGCCATCCTTGAATACAAAGAGCAGATGGTTGAACGACGGTACCTCGATGCGTTCGATCCGGGCCGAGAAGACCTCCTCGTCAAACTCCCGAAGGCCGAGGGCCGACGTGGTCTCTGCAATGAGGTCCTCATTGGGGATTTGTTTCGTGAGGCATGCCGCGCTGCCCATGGTCAGGTAGGTGGTGCAGTTCCACGACACTTTGCCGTGGGTAGTCTTGCGCTTGTATTTCTTGCCGCACAGAGGGCAAAGGATCATGCCGCTGAAAGGGTAACGGCTGGTGCTGTCTCCCTTGTTCATGAACCGTGAGCGGCGCTTCGCCATAATCTGCTGCGCCTTCTCAAAAACACCCGGTTCCACAATGGCCGGGTGTGTAGCCTCAGCGTAGTATTGGGGGAGCAAGCCGATGTTGCGGGACTTCTTCTTCGATAAGTGATCCACGATGTAGGTCTTTTGCAAAAGGGCGTTCCCGGCGTATTTTTCGTTTTTGAGGATGTCGGCTACGGCGTGGGTCACCCACTGACCCCCGCGAATCTTCTCCACACCCATCTCACGCAGCCGTTTGGCTATCTTGCTACAGCCGATGCCCTCGTTCACATACCAGTCGAAAATCATCCGCACAATTTTTGCCTCGTGCTCAACAATTTCCATGAGGCCCTTCCGGATGCTGTATCCGTACATGAAGCGGAGGGTTACCAGTTCTCCCAGCGCAAACCGCTTGCGGATGCGCCATTTGCAATTCTCGGAGGCCGACCGGCTCTCTTCCTGCGCATAAGAAGCGAGGATGGTGAGCATCAGCTCGCCATCCTCGGATATAGAGTGGATATTCTCTTTTTCGAAGTAGACGTCGACCCCGAGCTCTTTGAGTTCTCTCACGGTTTCCAACAGAGTGACCGTGTTTCTCGCAAAGCGTGTAATGGATTTTGTAATGATGAGGTCGATTTTCCTAGCCCGGCACGCTGCCAGCATATCTTGGAACCCAGAGCGTGTATCCTTGGTGCCGGTCACCGCTTCATCGACAAAGACTCCGGCGAAAACCCATCCTTTCTGCCGCTGGATGTAGTCGTTGTAGTAACTTACCTGCGCAGATAGAGAGTGGAGCATGGCATCTTTGCCGGAGGAAACTCTCGCGTACCCGGCAGCCCTGATGAGTTTCGGCGCGGGCGGTGCCAGAGGTTGTATCAGTGTTATGGTCCGCTGCATAAAAGCTCTCCTTTCATAAGTTTTGGGTGTTGACATGTTCGCTCTTAAGCGCGAAACAGTCAAGTGAATTCAGCTACAATTCACCCAAAACGGGGCCGTATTTCTGCACAAACATTTCCTTGATTTTTGCGTACTCTTGTGCAGTAATCAGACCCTTGGAGAGCATCGCCTTTGCCAGCGCGAGGGCCGCGTGAAAGCGCCGCTCATTGGTATCCAACACAGCATTCACGACGACACCCCCTTGCCGAAACGAGACGCAAAGTAGCAATCGCGGCTGCAGTATTTACGCTTTTGGAAGGGATAACTCATGAAGAGCGTTCCACAGCAGGCGCAGGTAGTCGGCACAGCCTTCTGGCTTTTGGCCACCCTGTGCGCATTCCACCAATGGTCGCAGCAGGCGTCGCTACAGAATTTCCGCGACTTCAACTTCGGATTTTGCGCGAGGGACTTTCCACAGTGTTTGCATTTTTCTTTGTCCTCTTCGTTCCCCGTCTCTTTGGAAGTGGACGACAGGCGGCAGCGGCGAAGGTACGATTTGACCGTATTTACAGAAAGACCGAGAGCATCGGCAATCTGCGACGGGCTCGCCCCTTGGCTGCGCATGACCTGTACGTTCTGCTTTTGGATGCCAGTCATGGCGCTCACCTCCATTTGGGGATAAAAAAAGAGAGGAGGCGGCCAATGTAGACCGTTGAGCACCTCCTCTCATCATCAAAAATATTCAGTTTTCGGCTCGATCCCCTTATTTCGCAGGGATTTTCAAGACCTGCCCGGTCTTTATCAAGTCGGAAGCAAGGCCGTTAAGCGCCTGTATCTCTTTATACCGAGCTCCGCTGCCGAGCTTGGCGGCGGCGATGCCCCAGAGCGTGTCACCCTTTTTCACGGTATAGGTGATAGTGCCGCCCGAGCCGCTCACCAGCGTCAGCACATCAAGATCAACCCATGTGTTGATACCGGGCTCCTCAGCACCGCCCGACTTCTTGACCTTTTTACCGAGCAGCACACAGGATTTCTTGCCCTTGGTGACGGGCTTGCCGCCAGAGGTCACCTGTGTCACCCGGTGGTAATAGTCGGAAATGACCCAACCGGGAATCTCCTTGCTGCCGGGGTAGTAGCGTGCGGTGCCAGCCTTGAACTCCACGAGTGCGCCCTCCCCAATTGTACCGGGAGTTGGCGCGGGCTCCGGTTCCGGCTTGGGATCGACAGCACCGCCACTGGCCAGTGCTTTCTTGACGGCAGCCCGGAAGGTATCCATCGATTCGCCGTGCTTGGGAAACCAATGCATAACATCCCCGTGATTAGAAGCGATGCCCTTCTTATATCCCTCGCTGTGGCAGATAATGTTACCTTCATTCAGTCCGTACATTTTGCAGAGCATCACGCATAGCTCCACGGCATTTTTCCAAACCGCCCGGAAGTACGCCTCGTTCTTCGCCACGTCATAGCCGACCATGGTGGCTCCACCGCTGTATTTGAAACCCGCCGGTTCGCAGATTTCAAACCCAATATGGGTGTTGTTGGCGGTACCCCCAGCGTGCCAGCCGCGATGGTTCCACGGCAGGTATTGGCAGACCTCTTTATCATCGAGAAAAGCGTGGACGCACACCTGCCGGTCTGTTTCTCCCTTGGCGTAGGACTTGTTCCAGCGCGAAAACCAGTCGGCGGCCATTATTCCGGGGGTCGCGGTGGAGTGGACCATAATACCTGAGGGCATAATTTTGCGATTGGCAGTATAGCAGTCGTTCCGTGTCATGTAATTTACAGTCAATTTCATGGTAGGCTCTCCTTTGTTTTCAGCCTCCTCGTCGGGAAAAACGGAACCGCCACTGCCGTAATCTCCGACAATGGCGGTTCCGTCATAATAAAAAGCGAGGGTTTGTGTGTAGGGAACGCCGTTCTTAGCCGCCCACATTGCGCCGATTTGACTGAGGCCGATGCCGTGGCTGGCCTTGGTTTGCTTCTCGACATTGGCGGCAGCGTCCCATTCGTCGGTTTTGTTCACATAATAGGGATAGTGCTTACTCCACACATCGCCGCTACGCTTGGTCAATCCGCCGTTGGAGGCGGAGTAGAAACAGTCGATAATGGAGCCGTCGTAGCAGAGCACCTGCCCGCGTGTTTCCTCAATGGCCTGCCTGCTGCGCGGGCTCTTGGCCGCGAGACTATAGCGGTAGGCTTGAAACGAGGTGGTATCATCCATCACGATCCCGGCCATAGCCCGCTTTGCCGCAAAAGTGCGGGCGGCGATGGCCTGCGCCTTGAGCGCATCCATATGGGAGGACTCGTAGATTTCGGAGGGAACCACGCCGCAGAGGTATTCCTCAATGTCAAGGGACACGGGCTGCGATCCGAATTGCGCGACATTTTCATCACGCGTCATTCTGATGGTTAGCTTCATGACCCGCCGCCTTTCTTGTCATCCCTGTCGTGCAACTGCTCCAAAATCGATTTGAGTTTCTCGGGAACAGGCAGACCGATATGCGAGGCGTTTTCTAAGATGGAAATACCCTCATTGCTCAAATAAAAGAAGATCACAGCGGACCGGATAGCACCGCCGTTGCCGAGCACATGACTGTCGACGATGTGCCCTACACCCACCAGCGCGAAGATGAGCACCTTCTTGAAGATGCCTTTAGCACCGATCTCGCTGGACAGCTTCTTATCCGTGACGGCGCACATCACACCCGTCAAATAGTCGACGACCACAAACGCGATGAGGGCATAAAGAAACCCATCCAGACCGCCGAGAAACCAGCCGAGGAAACCACCGATGGCGGCAAAGGCCACCTGCACCCAGTTCCAGATTGCTTTCATTGTCAAAACCTCCGTTTCAGTTGGATTTTGTATATAACGCCAGCGTAAACCGGCGAAAAAAAGAACGCCTTGCCGGGTACGGCAAAGCATTCTAAATCTTGACGATAATGGGGTGTTACACCTGCTTGGGCATATGCTCCCAGAGCCGCATATCCTCTTGGCCCAGCGACCAGATCGCCACACCCCGGAGCCCCCAGCGATAAGCGGCTTCATTGGCCCAATACACCATGCTGTCCACATCCTGATAGTAGACGACGCAAAAACCATCCGAATCTCCGAAGAACAGCCGGGAAATCCAGACGTTGATGTCCCTTGGAATGACAGAGGCGATATAGTCGCCGCCGCAGACCACTCGAATTACATCCGAATGGTAAAAATCATAATCCATGGAGATTTCTTCGCTGCGGGTGGACAACTCCTCCACATCCGAGGAAAGCGTGAATACTTGAAATTCGTTGTCCCATGCCACGCCGCTGCGTGCAATCCGGCCATAGGACTTGGCGGTGCCGTCCGGCATATGCACATCGAACGCCTCGTAGGGCTCATAAGTCCAGGCGTCGCCCAGCCGCAGCAGCTCACATTTGACTGGACCGTCCGACTGAAAGCCGCAATACCCGGAGGTGGCGGAGATGTTAGCTGTGAAGCGTAGCACGTTGCTGGAGCCGGAGTAAACCCGGACCCGATTGCCGCGCTTACGCATCTCTACAAGGTACATATTGGGATTGCTGCGGATATTGGCGTCGCTGGTACGGGAATACTCGCCCTGCCAACTCCCCAGCAGGGTACTCCCTTGGTAAAGCTCCACTCGCTGGTTGCTTATGTTGATGCAGCAGAACAGGTTGCCGAGGAACACACCGGCACGACCTGTGCCGTTGGATGGAAACGCCAGCCGCGCTCGGAGGTGTACGTCAGAAAAACCATTGTATTTCCATGCGAGTTGCCCGCTGCCCTCAAGCTGGCAGTAAGGCCGATTTGACACCCAATCATCGGGGTCACGCCAAACTTCCCAGTTCCCGGAGAGGGTGGTCCAATAGGAATCCTGCAGGGGCGGTTGGTCGCGGAAGTCCTCATACCATGCCAAGGCGCTGTCCGGCTTGCGCCGCAGCATTTCAGTGGTAAGCCGAAAACCATCTGCCGGAGCGCGCATCTGCCCGTTCACATCCTTGAAATGGCGTGGCTTGAGTGAATATGAGGCGCTTCCCGCCGCGCATTCCTGTGAAAAGCTGCTGCACACTCGGAAACCATAGAACACCGAGCCCGGCACGCCGCCGGTGATGACAATGGAGTGCTGTCCGGCAGACAATGTCCGGCGCATGGCCAACGCGGTCCAGTAGGTTCTCCTCCAATAAGGCCACCACATCCGGTTTTCATTGAAAGAAACCGGGCTACCATCCAGCGTCAGGTTGATGCCGTTCTTATCCCAGAAAGGAAAGCCAATGCGCACCGCCACATCGTACACCCCGGAAGACGGCACATTGAAATTGTAGGTGGCTGTGCCGTCTTCCGCGACAGCGGCGGTGGTGTCTCCAATGATCATGTTTCCGGTGTAGTTATCCGGCTTGCCATCCCGGTCCACATAGATGGTGCCGAAGGAGCTAACTTGCTCCTTGCCGTAACAGGTCAGATAACGGCGGCGGTTATAGGTGTCGCCTATGAGCGGGCCAGTTCTCGAAACCGAATCCTGCCCCTCCACATAGTCATACACAAAAGGCAGGATGTACGGCCCCTTGTCGTAATCGTCCCAATAAGAGACGAAGGGAATGTACTGCTGCCGGTCGGCGTAATTGTATCCGCCTTTCATCCAGATTTCGGCGGCGTAATAGGTGTTGGAGGTACCGCGATAGGTTTTCCCGATGTCCTCCGGGCGCTGAAATATCTGCCACTCCCAGCCGTAGG